TTTAATGCACTCTATATGTTACAAATCTTCTTTAACAGGTTGGTGACGCTAACTCACATGAAGCTAAACAAACCAATTCGTCCGGCAACGGGCGAATTGTGGCTCTACTATCTACATGATGCTAACAAAATTACTTCGTAATTGTTGTATTCACATATATAAAGTAAGAAGAAGAAAAAATGCGTTGAGCGATAGCGAAAACGCAAGAGATCTTTAGATCTCTATAGCAACATAAAGGCATAAATAATAAAATAACATGCAAATGGAACATAATCAATGCGTTTAAACGAAATTCTGATAGAACAACAAGTCGACGAAGCACCACAGGGCATGCTATCACGTATGGCTGCAAAGGCAAAGTCATTCGTTCCGGGTAGCACAGGCCGTCAGGCAAAGGGCGATCTTGAGGTTGGCAAGGAAGCAAACTGGCTAATCAAGCAGTTTGACACGTATCTTGGCAAGGTTAAGAAGCCGGCAAGCCCACAATTGGTTATTGATTTTCTAAGAAAAAACAACTATCCTACCGGTGATGCTGAACAGGAAATGACAAAGATGACCACGGGCCAAAAAGTTGGTAAGGCCGTTGGCACAGTAGCAAAAGGAGCAGTTGATGCCGTAAAAGGTGTAGGTGGAGCAATTGGCAAGGGCATCGGAGCGGTGGCAGATGCTGGTGCAAATTTAAAGAAAGCCAATGCACCCACGGATCAAACTGCACAGGATAAAGCACAAACCACAGCACCAACTGATGATGATCAGCAGAAAGATACACAAACAACCACAGCACCAACTGATCAGACCAAGAACAATACAGATGATAGTATAGCAATCAAGGGCCAGAAAGGAAAGAAAATTGTTCCGCCTAGCGAACAAAACAAACAGGTCGTTAATCAATCCATTGATTGGAGTGAAGCAGAATTTATTTTTGAGGATGGCGAAGTCACGCTATCAAGAGGACAGTTGGACAACATATTCATGGCAGCGGTAAGGCAAGCAATTGCACGTGACGAAGGTGGCCAAAAGGATACGGGAACTGGTGTTGCACCAGCAAATGCACAACAGGGCGGACTAAAAGGTGCTGCACAGTCAGCAGCAGGACAGTTTGCTGATGCAGGTTCCACACTACCTCCGGAAATTAAAAAACAATTAGAAACACTTCCGGCTAGAGACAAACAACAACTATTAAAGATGCTATAACATGAGAATAAGTGATTTACAAAATAAGAAATTAATTAGTGAAGGATGGAACGATCCTCAGTTTACCCTTATGGAGCAAAGAATAATCCAGCCATGGGTATCCAGTGTCGAACGCTATGTGATGGAAGCAAATCTTTCACAAGACCAAATTAAGAATCTATTTACAAGCATCGAACAAGGTGCCGATGCAGCAGGCGGAAACAGAACTGCATTAGGCAAGGCCAAGGACATTGCAGGCCTTCCAATTGAAGCGGTTAAATGGATTGACAGCAAGATTAACGAACTTGGCAAACTGGTGCAGAATGCAGGACCAGTCAAGAATGCAGACGCTAAGTTTGATGAACTAAAAAAGAAAATAGGCGAAAAGGATTCGGCAGTAGTAAAAGCGGTCAAGGCAGTGAGCGACTGGGCAAAGGAAAATCCAGGAAAGGCTTCAGTTGCGGTAGGTATTTTAACGGCAGCAGCAGCAGTTGCTGGTGGACCATTGGGCGGTGCCATTGCGGGTTTCCTTGCACGAGCAACCAAGGATGTCCTACAGGGATCAAAACTTTCAACGGCAGTTGGTAAGTCAATCAAGACAGCAGCCTATGGTGCTCTTGCTGGTATGGCATTCAACTATATTTCGGACACAATTACAGACAATATTGCGAACGCAACCGATGCTGACATTACGGCACAATGGGATTCACTGGATGCTGCGGCCAAGGCCGATGCACTGGCAGGCGTAAAAGCAGAATATGGCGGTTTGGTTGATCAACTCAACGATGCGCAAACTATAAAGTGGAGCGGAAACGTCAATAGATTCTACTTTAACTATGATGTTATCATGACACCCGAGCAGTTGTCACAGTTGGACAAGTTTGAATCAACGCTAAGTGGAATGAAAACGTTCTCTCCTGAATGGACCGAAGTAACCGCAAAAATGCACGACTTCATGCAGGGTGTGCAGGCTGATCCTCAACAGGATAGTCTAAAGGCTGCACTGGAAGCACTTAAAGCGGCACAGGAAGTTGAAGCAGATCCGAGGGTTATACAACAGGCTGGATTGTTTGACAAGGTGGATAATCTTGAAGCATTCATGCAGGCCGCAGAAGAAGTTAATCCTAAGATTGCGGCAGCAGCACAGGGTGCGGTAACCGCAGCAGAAAAAGCAGAACAAAATTCACAAAAGGCTTCTAAGCCTGAAGAAAAACAAGAAGGTGAAGCACCTGCGGAAAGCAAAAAGTATGCGGGCCAAAAACTTTCGGAAGGCCAAATTTATTTGTTATTCAAGAGGTTAGAAACAGTAAACACCCACATGTTGGAAAACAAATTAATGTTTGAAAGTGTATTCGACGCAGTCGTATACTACAATAGGCAAACAATTAACGAAGGTCCATTGGACGCAATTAAGAAGGGTGTTGGAAAACTAAAACAGGCTGGTAAAAATCTAACAACAAAAGTCACTGCTGACAAACTAATGAAGGCGTGGCAAAAGGCAGGATCACCAGAAGACTCTGATGAAATTTACAACGTCATTAAGGGCATGGGCGTTGCTGATGATGTTATTAAAGGAACATACGATTCCATGAAAATTGAAGTTCCTAAGGCAACGGATGCTCCGGATGCTGATGCTGATCAAACAGCAACAGATGCAGAAACAAATACAGATGCTCCTACAGATTCAACGGCTGGTGACGGTGGTTCTGATACTACTGACACAGGCGCAGCGGATACAAACGCCGGTGGCGATGAGCCAGCACCAACTGATGACACAACAACTGCGGATCCAAATGATCTAGGTGCAACATCTGGCAAGGAAGAAAGATATTATCTACAGAAAAATAAACAAGATGATACCAAGGTAGACATAATCGACAAGCAATCAAATAAACCCATCAAGAATGGTGTTGCTCTTGAGCCTGAAAAAGCAGAGCCAATGAGTGACAAGATGAACAAGGAAGCAGGTAAGTTTGAAAAGCCAACAGGCGAGAAATATGATATCAAACCAAACGCACAGAATCCAAAATTGTATGATGTTGTTGATACCGAAACAAATCAACCAGTTGATAATGCTGTAGGTTTGAATCCTGGAAGTGCTGAAGAAAAGCGTGACGAATTAAATGCGCAATCAACAACTGACACTACAACAGCAAAAGATGGTGCCACAGACGCAGATACAGCGTCAACAGGCGGTGATCAAGGCACAGATGATACAACTACACCACAGGACGGTGAAACACCAGCACAAGACGCTACAGGCGGGGAAAATCCACCATCCGATACTAGAGGATCAGGACAAGGACAGGATACAGCAGCACCACAAAAGGATCCTGCACCTGTAGACATAAATGCTCTTGCTAGTGAATTGAAAAAGTTAAGTCCTGAACAAATTGAAGACGCCAAGAAACTGTTAGCCGCTTAACCGTAGTAACTATAATATCCCGTAACTATGTATTTTGTTTGAGTTAGAGATGTTATTCCCTTGTGAGTAAACATCCAATCCGAAGGCCAAATGATAGTGAGTCCTTGTTCCGGCTTTACCTTTAGATTTTGATAGAAAAATTCCGTTTCTCCTCCATCAGTAACATCATTTAGATAGGTCATGAATACCAAATGCCTTGCTGAGGAAGACATTCCTTGTCTTTCATAATGGTATGCATGGAATCCCTGTCCCGGATTGTATTTTTGAATCTGTATGGGCTCAACCACTCCCCATGCTTCCTGATGATCGTTGCAGTATCTGTATTTTGATTTATAATTTTCCAATACCTGAGACATCTCGGAATAGTATCGTTTAACCATTGGGTTGTGTTCGTATGGTCCTAATAGGAAATCAATGGAATCCTTTTGATCGGTATCAATTCTTCTATCATGACCAAGGGCGCCAGCAAATTGATCCTGTGTGTTTGCTTCAAAGAGATCAACTAGATAATCGCACAACGAAGGGTCAACATACCAGCCGGCTATAAAATTATCTAGATCGTTTATGCTACTCGACTTCATCCAAGTATCCATACCAACCAGTTGTTATGTATTTTGTTTGTGTTGGGGAAGTTATTCCTCTGTGTGAAAATGTGTAGTCAGCACTCCAAATAACCGTGAGACCCTTTTCTGGTTTTATTTTTAATTTTTGATATTCCCATTCAGTTTCTCCACCGTCGGTAACATCATTTAGATAGGTCATGAATACCATGTGCCTGTGTGATGAACTTGGTCCAGTTCTTTCACAGTGCCATTCGTGAAACCCTTGTCCTGGTTTATATCGTTGAATGTTTACACCTTCGACCACTCCCCAATTTGCTTGATAGGTATCACACATGGGAAATAATTTTTTGTATTCGTTTACAATATTACCAAGTTCCGTAAAATACGTAACCAATGGTTCTTCCTGCCAACGGGGAAGAATGTTTATGTCCATCGAATCCTTGATGCTTTTGTCTATGGTATCTTCTAGTATTACACCAGTTTTTTGTTCCTGCGGATTTGCTTCAAACCAATCTATCATCCTATCGCATATGATAGGATCCATATACCAACCTGCAAGTCCTACAACTTGATTGTTTATTTTATGAGGTCTATACATTTTAAAAAAAAGGCAACTGAGTTTTCTTGGTAGTTTCTAGGTTTTCCTTGATAATCTCGCCTATGATTTCCCTTTCCTCATGACCTAGATTCATCCCTTCGGAATAGGACAGTCCGCGCATATACCAACACATCTTCAAGACCTCCTTCTTGATCATCCTCGCCTCTCTATCGAGTCGCTTTACTTCCTGCAAGATCTCCGGCAAGGATAACTTTAAGACCTTGCTCCGAAAAAATTTGCTTGATCCATCGTTACATTAATATCGAATGAATGTGAACACTTGTCACACGTAGCATTCTTTACCTTTAGATCAAGTTGTGATTTCATCTTGTTAAGTTCTAATGATACTGCCTCAAACATTTCCTTAGGTGAATTTAAAATAAATTCTCTAATCTTCTGAGGATCACTCTCTGAACCCTGCGGAGTATCAATTTGTTTTACAACATCAGCAATGGACTCGATTGTAAGTTCAGTTAGTTTTACAAAACTAACACCAAATCTATCAACTTTTTCTTCATCGGACATATCTTTATCATTAATAATGTTGAAGATTTTTTCTTGCTCAATTCTAGCAAGTGTCTTTTTAGTGAACTCCTTATACGTATATGGACGAATATGATAAGTTAATTCACCAACCTGTAGTGTCTTGCTATATGTAAATTTTGAAAGGTCGTCTAGGTATCTAGTTAGATCAAACCCATATCTTTGTTCTTCCTTGCATTTAGGACAGTTTGTATCAATGTCCATGTTTTCGCCGTATGTTGCAATTCTAATAGCAACTAATACTGCATCAAGGTCGATTGTGGGCAGTTGCCACGGATCTTTAATTGAAGGAATACAACTGTTAATAACGGCAACGGTTGATTGACCGCTTAGTAGTGCATCAGGTGTTTTGAACATTAGTTCATCTTTTGCTGTCATTGAATACACAGCGTATTGACCGTCATCACTCTTATCAAGTGTTCCTTCAGGATAAAACTCTCCGCCTGATGGGAGTTTCATATAAATTTTTGGTTGTCTATAATAGGCAGATAACGGACTGCCATTCTGCGTTGCGTTAGCAACGTCAGGCGCAGCCTTTTGCGTTATTTCTACCTTTGGTAGTTCCATGTTTTCGTCCATTTTTATCTCCGATAAATAATATATTAATGCCACTTGGCTTGATAGTATTTATATGCGTATATTTCTGGGGAAACTAATTAATGGCTGATGTAACTGGACAATTTGGACAAGAAGACATACTTCTTAACAATGCAGCCACGGAAACCACACTAAAACAGATTCTGCAGGCAATGAAGGTCGTTGCAGCCAGTTCTGCAAAGGATTTCAAGTCACAGCAGGAACTAGAAGCGGCGCTGGGCAATTTAGCCACTAAAACAAAAACAGCCGCAGCAAATGGAAGAAAATTTAATCAAAGCACGCTTAGATCATACAAAGCGATGGAAGAAAATGCTGACGCGGCAGGCGCATCAGCAGAAGCATTCAAACAAACCAAGGAAGATTTAGTCAAGTTTAAGGGACAGGTTAAGGCAGTTGCCGGAACCATGGTTTCCCTAATAAACAATGTCAGTTCAGCAGTTGATAGTGTTAGAACAATGGACGGATCCATTGGATCTGCTGTTGGTGCACTTGGCCAAATTCCATTGGGAGTTGGCGATGTAATAAAAGGAATTTTTGGACCAGTTGCTGGTGCTGTTGATAGCACACACCAAGCATTTATGGAAGCAGCATCGGTAGGTGCTAACTTCGGCGGTAACATGAAAACGCTGCTTGACAATGCTGGCCAAGCAGGTTTGAACCTGGGTGAAATATCCGGAATATTAAAGAACAATTCCGAAGCATTAATGTTCCTAGGCGGAAGCACTGATGAAGGTGCCAAGAGATTATTAAAACTAGGCAAGGACATAAGAAACACTCCACTGGCCTCTGATCTTGCTAGACTAGGTTATTCAACAGCGGATATCAATGAAGGATTCGCAAACTACTCCAAGATGTTGGCAAAGAACGGTCGCCTACAGGGAATGACCGATGCACAGTTGATGGCTGGCACACATGCTTATCTAAAGAACTTGGATGCAGTTTCCAAGTTAACGGGTAAGAGCAAGGAAGCACTACAGGCAGAAGAAGACGCTAGACAGGCAGATGCACAGTATCGTATCATGATGTCTAAACTAGATGCTGATGGTCAGGCTCAAATGGAACTCTTGATGAAGAGTATTCCAGCGCAGCACCAAGCAGGTTTAAAGGAAATTCTAGCAACAGGAACAGCAACATCGGATGCTGGCGTTCAAGCACTTGCATTCCTAAAAGAATCAGGCATGAGTGCCCAACAGTTGCATCAGCAGATGCAGGCAACCGGAACACTTACTGCTGATCAAGTTAAAAACTTTAACACTACCTATCAAAACGAAGCACAGGCATTAGCGAAGAGTCCACTAGCGGAAACACTGGGTAAATTTGATCCTGCCGCAAATGATTTCATAGTTGGTGTGATGGATGTTGCAGGAAGATCCAAGGATCTAGCAACCGTAGTTGCGGAAAACAATGAAACTCTTAATAATCTTAAATTGGATCCACCAGAAGATCTTATTGATCCTGCGGCCGTCCAGGAATTCAAACAGAACATCAATCAGAGAATGAACGAGATGACTGCGGCGCTGGCGCAGATCGATCTGGGTAAACTGGAAACGGTATTCAACAAGGCGGCTGACCTAGCCATTGAGTATCTACCAAAAGCCATCAACATGGCAGCGGATAATTTCGAACTGGTAGCAGGAACGGTGCTTGGACTTAATGCAGCAGCACTATTGGCATCGGCAGCACTAAAAGGATTATCGTTGGCTGCGGGCTCTGGCATGATGGGCGGCCCGGGTGGCAAAGGTGGTGGCAAAGGTGGCAAACAATCCGGACTAGGAAAAATGAAGGGAGCAGCCAAGGGCATTCTAAGGCGTGCTGGTCCTTTAGGTTTGGCATACAGTTTATACGAAGGTTACAATTCATGGAATGAAGTTGAAGCCTCTCTGGAAGCGGGAGAAATAACTTCGGGTGAAGCAACCGTGGAAAAATCCGGTGTTGCTGGTTCGGTCGTTGGCGGAACTGGTGGTGCAATGGCAGGCGCAGCAGCAGGTGCTGCTATTGGTTCGGTCGTTCCTATAGTTGGAACGGCAATTGGAGGACTGATAGGTGGTGCCATTGGCTATTGGGCTGGATCCAGTGCGGGTGAAGCACTTGGAGAAACAATAGGTGAGGCACTAGTTGGACCCGAAACGGTCAAGGATATTGAAGAAAAAATCAAGGCTGAAGAGGAACGCATTAAACGATCCGAAGCGGGCGTTAATGAATACTGGGGAAGTGAAGCAAGCGGTATAGAAGACTCCAGAGCACAGATTGAACAATACAGAAAAGATCTTGAACTAATCAAGAAAAATAACGAATTATACGAACAGAACCAAAAACAAGCAGAAGGAACTCCTGCAGAGGCAGGCACGACCACAACAGGAGATGTGGATGCAACAGCATCAACGGGTCCGGATACAACTGCCACGGATGCCCAAAAATCCTTAGAGCAGCAGAAAGAAGAAGCGGAAAGAAAAGCAAGAGAAGAGAAGCAGAAAGCAGAAGAAGAAGCAAAACGATTGCAGGAACAGACGGATGCTGGCGGTAGCGTTGACGGTGCAGCAGTTCAGAAGAGTCCCGAAGAAGTCATGATATCGTTAAATAACAACATGGAAGAACTGATTCAATTAACAAGAATGAGCAATGCACTAGCCCAAAAACATATTGGAGTCACTTCGGGGTTGACAAGTGATGCATTTAGTGTATAATATAGGATAAGATATGAGCTGGAAAAAATACTTTACACCCGTTAATACCGGAAATCAGAGTGGATCGGCAAGCCCAATTAGTGGTGGCGGCCGTCCAGGTCCAGCACGATCTCATTATTCTTCCTACCTACCGGATGTATATGCGGGCAGTCCAAATCGTATTGAAAAATACATGCAATACGACACAATGGACATGGATTCAGAAGTAAATGCAGCCTTGGATATATTGGCAGAATTTTGCACGGGCAAGGACAGAGAAAATGCAACTCCTTTCCATTGTTATTTTAGAAATGCTCCTACCGGTGTTGAAACCAAACTACTAAAGGAAGCACTCCAAAAATGGGTAAAGCAGAATCAATTAGAAAAAAGAATTTTTAGAATTGTAAGAAACGTTTTCAAATATGGAGATTGTTTCTTTGTTAGAGATCCAGAAACCAAAAAATTATTATATGTTGATCAGGCAAAGGTTTCCAAGATCATCGTAAACGAATCTGAAGGAAAAATTCCTGAACAATATGTTGTCAAGGATATTAATTTTAACTTTAAGAATTTAATTGCCACAACGCCACATGGAACTACAAACACATCACCGAGTGGAACTTCATCATACACAAGCGGTGGAGGATTTGGTAGAGGCATGGTTGGCGATGCTGCAAGACAAACAGGTTCCAGATTTTCAACAAGTGAAAATGAAGTAACAATTGGTTCAGAACACATCATGCACATTTCATTATCGGAAGGATTGGATAACAATTATCCTTTTGGTAATTCACTGTTGGAAAGTGTGTTCAAGGTTTACAAACAAAAAGAATTATTAGAAGATGCGATTATCATTTATCGTATCCAACGTGCACCTGAAAGACGTATTTTTTATGTTGATGTTGGTAACATGCCTGCACACATGGCAATGGGATTCGTTGAAAAGGTTAAGAACGAAATTCAACAAAGACGTATTCCTAGTGCAACAGGCGGTGGAACATCAGTAATTGATGCTTCATATAATCCACTTTCAACCAACGAGGATTACTTCTTTCCACAAACAGCAGAAGGTAGAGGTTCAAAAGTTGAAACACTACCGGGCGGAACCAATCTAGGTGAAATTACGGATCTACGCTATTTTACTAATAAATTATTCCGTGCTTTAAGAATTCCGGCGTCTTATTTGCCAACTTCAATTGATGAACAGCCTAATACTGTTGCTGATGGTAAAGTAGGAACTGCATACATTCAGGAACTTAGATTTAACAAATACTGCGAAAGACTACAGAGCAACATCGTTGAATCATTTGACCAAGAATTTAAACTTTGGCTTCTTTCAAATGGTTATAACATTGACAGCAGCCTATTTGAATTAAAATTTAATCCGCCACAAAACTTTGCAGCATATCGCCAAGCAGAACTTGATACAACAAGAGCAAACATATTTGGAACACTACAACAGGTTCCACACCTTTCTAAGCGTTTTGCTCTTAAACGTTATCTTGGTTTAACTGAAGAAGAAATCAAGGAAAACGAAAGACTATGGAGAGAAGAGAATGCCGGTAATCTAACTCCTCCAACACAAGACGCAGCCGGCGAACTCAGAACGGCTGGAATCACTCCAGGAGGCATTGAAGCAGATGCTGAATCACAATCAGCAGAAGCAAGTCCGGAACAAGCAGCAGCCGCTGAAGCACCTGCAGGAGGAGAGGCTGGAGCGGAAGAAATTCCAACGCAGTAATAAATACAGTTATGCTTTTGAGAGAGTTTTTATATTTCAACGATGACACCAACGACTTTGCTGTAGATAGAAGATACAACAATGCCGAAGACCAGTCTGTTCTCGATTTTGATGATACAAGAAAGGTAAGACTCACTCTTAGACAAATTAATCAACTGAGACTCCAAGCAGAAGCGCATGATGCGGAAAAGCGTTCTGAATTAGATTTCATTAAGCAAATGTATGGAACTCCAGTTGAGCAAGAAGAATAAAAATAAAAATAAAATCCAGGACATAGCATTCGTATTAGGCAACGGAACTAGCCGTGCAGCAGTTGATCCCACCAAATTAGTTGATATTGGAACGGTATACGCCTGTAATGCCATATACCGAGAGATGGATCCACACTTTTTAATAGCAGTTGATGTAAAAATGGTCAACGAACTGATAGAATCAGGCTATACCAAAAAAGGCACGGTATGGACAAATCCTAACAAAGGCATCAAGAACAGAAACGAAGTAAACCTATTCAACCCACACAAGGGTTGGTCAAGCGGTCCAACGGCACTTTGGTTTGCCGCTTCAAATGGACACAAAACAATATACATACACGGTTTTGATTATCAGGGCCTAAAGGGCAAATTTAACAATGTGTATGCTGATACCCACAATTACAAGAAATCAACAGACTCTGCTACCTATTTTGGAAACTGGCTTAGCCAGACTGAAAAGGTTATTAAGGAGTTTAAACACACACAGTTCTATAGAATCGTGGAACCCGGAGGGTTCATTCCGGATAGATTAGGGCCTAGTCTAGGCAATCTAAGACACATTTCATTCGAAGATTTCGACAAAACCTTCGAGGGCACTATATATCCTAGCAAAATGACTCAAAAAACTACCATTTAACCGGTTTTTTATAAGTAAAATGTAAATACATATTGAAACAGCCTTACCAATTAAAAGGAGAATACAATGGCAGATAAAACTACACTAGAACAAATGCTTGAGCATTTGGTCAATGACGACTCTGCAAAAGCAGAAGAATTATTCCACGAATATGTGGTAGCAAAATCAAGAGAAATTTACGAAAACCTTATCGAAGAAGAAATGAAAGATGAGGAAGTTGACGAAACATCTGAAAAAGACGAAGACGAGTCAGTAGATGAAGCATCTAAGGACGATGACGCTGAAGAAGATAAAGTAGACGAAGCATCTGACAAGGATGAGGAAGTTGAAGAATCTTCAAAAGATGAAGAAGTTGACGAAGAATTTGAAGAAGTTGCTGTAGAAGCAGACGACGAAGATGAAATGGATGCAATGGGTGGTGACGAAACTGACGACCTAGAAGCAGACATTACTGGTGATGACGAAGAAGGCGAAAAAGAGCCAGAAGAGTTATTCCAAGATCTAGACTCTATCGTTGATGAACTACAGGCTAAATTCGACGAAATTAAAGGCGAAGAAGGCGGCGAAGAAAAAATGGGCGATGAGGAAGAAAAAGAAGAAGAATCAATTGCTCCTTCAGAAGAAGATGCTGCATTTGACGCTGCATTAGCAACTATGCGCGAGTATGTTGAAAAAGTAGCAGGTGGACACGGTGCTGAAACTAAAGGCGGTGCTGAATCTGCAGACAACAAAAAGTCAGTTGTTGATAACATGAAAAATGATATGGGTGGAACTACTGCTAACATCGCTAAAGGCGGCGAAGCATCAGAAAAGAATGATGGTGGACTAGCAGACATTACACCTAAAGAAGAGAATGCGGGTAATGTTAATACGCCAGGTTCAAAAAATGCAACTAAAATGGACAGCACAAAAGGACACGGTGCTGAAAAAGCAGGTAGCAAAGAATCAGCGGATAACAAGCAATCAATTTTCCGTGGTCGTAGATAATAGAGGAGACTAAGGTTGAAAACTAACCTACAAGAACATCTGAGCTTCGATCAGGCTAAAATCGTCGTAGAGCGTGATGAAGGCGAGAATGGCAAAACGTTACACCTGAGTGGAATTTGCATTCAGGGTGATATACGCAATGCCAATCAACGCATTTATTCTTCTAAGGAGATTGACAGGGCTGTTACTACGCTCAACGAACAGATTTCTGGGGGGTATTCAGTGCTAGGTGAAGTTGATCATCCTCAAGATTTACGTATCAACCTCGACCGTGTTAGCCACATGATTACAAAAATGTGGATGGACGGTCCTAACGGCTACGGAAAACTTAAAATGCTTCCAACTCCAATGGGTCAATTAGTTTCGACCATGTTGGAGTCGGGAGTAAAACTAGGAGTTTCTAGTCGAGGATCAGGCGAAGTGGATCCAAGCGGTAATGTTCAAGGATTTGAAATTATCACAGTGGATGTGGTTGCACAACCTAGCGCACCAGGCGCCTATCCAACACCAGTTTATGAACACCTTATGAATAATACAGGTGGTTACGAGGCATTTAAAGTAGCACAAGAAGTCCAAGGCGACGCACAGGCACAACGATACATAGCAGAGAGCTTGAAAAAGATTATTCAAGGTCTTAAATCTTAAGGAGAATCACAATGCTAGAATTTGTAAAACAATTGTTTGAAAACAACGTGATTTCCGAAGAAACTAAGTCGGAGATTGAATCCGCTTGGGAAACTGCTGTTCAAGAAAACCGTGACACAATCTCTACACAATTACGTGAAGAGTTCGCACAGAAGTATGAACACGATAAGACCGCGATGGTAGAAGCAGTAGAAAAGATGCTGGCTGATAGAATTCAGGCTGAGCTATCTGAGTTTGCTGAAGACCGTCAAGGACTTATTGAAGCAAGAGCCAAGTATGCTAAGAAAATGAAAAAAGATTCCAAAGCAATGGAATCATTCGTTCTTAACAATTTGAAAAAGGAACTTGCTGAACTTCGCGAAGATCGTAAGAATGTAGCAGGAAACGTTGCTAAATTAGAATCCTTTATCGTGGATGCACTAGCGAAAGAAATCGCAGAATTCCACAGTGATAAGAAAGATTTGGCTGAAACAAAAGTTAAACTTGTTAGAGATAGCAAGGCTAAGTTTGAAGCAGTCAAAAAAGACTTTATCAATAAAGCATCTAAGGCAATTCAGGAAACAGTATCGAAAGGTATTAAATCTGAAATGACTCAGTTGAAAGAGGATATTGAGGAAGCACGTCAGAATGATTTCGGTCGCAGAATTTTTGAAAGTTTTGCAAGCGAATATGCAACTAGCCATCTTAATGAAAAATCCGAAACTGCAAAACTTCTTAAAGTTGTAAAACAGAAAGAAGAAGCGGTAAAAGAAGCCGAAGCAAAAGCAGAGGAAATTGAGAAACTAGTTGAAAGCAAAGATGATGAAATTGCGCAAATTAAAGATGCAGTTCAACGCAGAGAAGTGATGTCAGAATTGATGGCACCTCTAAGCAAGGACAAGCAGGAAGTAATGGGCGAACTTTTAGAATCAGTGCAAACAAATAAATTACACGCAGCCTTTGACAAATACATTTCAGCCGTAATGGAAGGAAATGTGCCGAAGAAGGAAAAGGTAGCGTTGACTGAAGGCAAAGAAGTAACAGGCGATAAAGCACAGGCACAGATCGGTGGTTCGGAGCAAAAAACCGCTGAGATATTTGACATCCGCAGGCTTGCGGGACTAAAAGTTTAAGGAGAACAAAAAATGTCACAACTATTAGAGTCACGCTGGTCAGAAACCAAAGATGCACTTTTAGAAGGGCTTCAAGGTAACAAGCGCACAGTTATGGCAACGACTCTGGAAAATACCCGTAAGTATTTGTCAGAGAGTGCTACAGCAGGTGCAACTTCTGCCGGCAACGTCGCAACATTAAATCGCGTCATTTTACCAGTAATCAGACGTGTAATGCCAACAGTTATCGCTAACGAACTTGTTGGTGTTCAACCAATGACTGGTCCTGTTGGTCAAATCCACACACTAAGAGTAAGATATGCTGATGCATTCAACTCTGCAAGTGGAACTGACACTACAGCAGGTGAAGAAGCACTATCACCATTCAAGATTGCTGAAGGTTATTCAGGCTCAACTAATGATAAGGCTGCATCAACTGCTGCTTTAGAAGGTCAAGCAGGAAACAAACTTTCAATTCAAATCTTGAAACAAACTGTTGAAGCGAAAACTCGTAAATTGAGTGCTCGTTGGACGTTTGAAGCAGCACAAGATGCTCAAGCGCAACAGGGTATTGATATCGAAGCAGAAGTAATGGCTGCCCTAGCGCAGGAAATTACTGCTGAAATCGATCAAGAGGTGATTAGTTCACTTAACACATTGGCTGGCACAGCCGCTTTAACATACGACCAAGGTGCAGTATCAGGAACTGCAACATTTGTTGGTGATGAACACGCAGCACTTGCTGTTCAAATCAATCGTGTTGCTAACTTGATTGCGCAAAGAACACGTCGTGGCGCAGGTAACTGGGCTGTTGTTTCACCAACAGTATTAACTCTGTTACAATCTGCAACAACTTCTGCGTTCGCAAGAACAACTGAAGGCACTTTTGAAGCACCAACTAACACTAAGTTTGTTGGAACACTAAACAGTGCGATGAAGGTTTATGTAAACGGTTATGCTACAACTGACGATGTGTTAGTTGGTTACAAAGGTTCATCAGAATCAGACGCAGCAGCGTTCTACTGCCCATACATTCCATTAATGTCAAGCGGTGTGGTTCTTGATCCTGCAACTTTTGAACCAGTAGTTTCGTTCATGACAAGATATGGTTATGTAGAGTTAACAAACACTGCATCATCTCTTGGTAATGCGGCTGACTACTTGGGTAAAGTTGCTGTTACATCAGCGAACCTACGTTTTGCGTAAGCATTAACACTTTATTGTGTATTAAAAGGGCGGCATTTATGTCGCCCTTTTTTTATGACTTGACAATCTGCCAAAAAGAGTGTTAAATATTAGTATGGACGAAATAACAAGTCATGAAGATTTCAATAAAATAAGAGACCAATTGGATAAGTGGAAAAAACGGTTTCCTATGTTCAGTCATGATGTTAGAAGAATTCAAGACGCAATTGAAGTCCATATGAAAAACTATATGGACCATCTTATAAAATACAAGCAAACAAAAAGCAATCATTGCATTGATAGGGCACAAGAAGAATTAGACAAAATAAACGGCCTGCTTAACACCATAAGTAAGGTAGAACTTATGGCTTTACTGTCTAAAGGATAAATACTTATGTCAGATAGTGTGCCACCAAGGTGGTGGACTTATGGGGAACCAACCCCGTAGCGGCTAGAACCCGCATCGGACTTCTAACAAAGGAGAAAACAAATGGGAAGACCACTTAGAAAAGA